CTTCCCCCTTTACAGAAAACTGAAACTGTTGTACAACCACAACCATCCACTCAGGTGCCTGATCCAAAAGCCGCAGATTGGCAGTCTAAAAATCAGTGGTTTGGCTCAGATGAGGAAATGACTAGCCTTGCACTTGGGTTGCACCAAAAATTAGTCCGTGAGGGTGTAGACCCTCGAAGCGATGGTTACTACGACCGGATTGACCGGCGTATGCGACAAGTCTTCCCTGACCGGTTCGAAGATGAATCTGTGTCTACTGAAGACGAACCACCGGCTCCAAAGCCGAGCAAAAAAGCGGCAAACGTGGTTGCCCCGGCAACGCGTAGCACTGCACCCAAAAAGATCGTGCTGACGCAAACACAGGTGACGCTTGCTAAACGGCTTGGTGTACCGCTGGAACTTTACGCCCAAAAGGTTGCTGAACAAATGAGGAATCAAAATGGCTGAGAATCGACTTGACCGTGAACTGGATAACCGTGAACGCAAAACCCGTCGCAGATCTTGGGCGCGTCCCGAACTGCTGCCTACTCCAAACCCGGAGCCTGGGTGGGACTTTCACTGGGTTCGTATCAGTACGCTGGGGCAAGCCGACCCCATGAACATTTCCTCAAAGCTTAGAGAAGGTTGGGAGCCTGTCAAAGCTGCAGATCACCCTGAAATCGTAACGATGAGCGTTGAGAACGATAGGTTCAAAGACAACATCGTAATTGGTGGCCTGATGCTCTGTAAGACCCCGACCGAACTTGTTGAAGATCGCAATGCGTATTATCAGCAACAGGCTGATTCTCAGATGCAGGCGGTGGACAACAACTTCATGCGCGAGAACGATCCGAGGATGCCGCTCTTTGCTGAGCGTAAGTCCAAGGTCACGTTCGGACGTGGTCAATAATTTAGGAGTTAAACATGGCTTACCCTGTTATCGATAGCCCTTACGGGCTAAAGCCGATCAATCTGATCGGTGGTCAGGTGTTCGCTGGTTCTACGCGGATGTACAACATTACTTACGCGTATGCCACGGACATTTTTTATGGTGATTTTGTTGCGCTCGTGCGTGGCAACTTGGAACGTATTACCGTTAATACCGGCACTGCAGGTACTTTAGTTGGCGTCTTCTTGGGTTGCTCGTATACGAACCCGACGACCAAACAGAAGCAATTCTCGCAAAACTGGGTTGCCTCCACGGCGGCTGGTGACTGCGTAGCTTATGTTTGTGACGATCCTGACACTGTGTTCCAAGCTGCTGTTTGCTCGGCTACTACCGTGATTGCTTCTGGTGCTCGTGCGATGATTGGTCAAAATCTGGCCTGCATCAACAACACCGGCAATGCCAACACTGGTAATAGTAAAAACGCTCTGCTTGCTCCCACTGCCACTCCGGCTACGACTGCGGCTCTGCCCATTCGTGTTCTGGGTCTGGTGCAAGAGACCGCTGTGTCGTTGGGTACTGCTACCTTCTCTAGCATTGCTACTGAAACCATTACCTGCTCAGCACTGCCGTTTGCACTGCCTGTGGGTACTGACGTAGGTTCGCTTGCTTCGAATGGTCAGTACATCCCCAGTGGATCGTTTGTAGCGACGGCTGCTTCGGCTGGTGCAACGACGGTTGTTCTAAATCAAGCTCCGGTAGCGGCGTTTGGTGCTAGTGCAACCTTGGTGTTTACCCAGTTCCCTGAGCTGCTTGTTAAGCTCAACTTTGGCCAGCATGAGTATTACGCTGCCACTGCCACGGCCTAAAGGAGTTAAATCATGGCTATTTCACGTGCACAACTACTGAAAGAACTCCTGCCAGGGCTTAACGCACTGTTTGGTATGGAGTACAAGCGCTACGGTGAAGAACACAAAGAGATCTACGAAACCGAGACCTCTGAGCGTTCGTTCGAAGAGGAAACCAAGCTGTCTGGCTTCTCCGCCGCTCCGGTGAAGAACGAGGGCAGCGCGATTGCTTATGACAACGCGCAAGAAGCTTGGACCGCTCGCTATAACCACGAAACCATTGCAATGGGTTTCTCGCTAACCGAAGAGGCTATCGAGGACAACCTGTACGACAGTCTGTCGTCCCGGTATACCAAAGCGCTGGCTCGTGCTATGGCGTACACCAAGCAGGTCAAGGCTGCTTCTGTTCTGAACAATGGCTTTAGCTCCGCTGTTACTTACGGTGACGGTGTAAGCCTGTTCTCGACGGCGCATCCTCTGGTCTCTGGTGGCACCAACAGCAACCGTCCTGCGGTTGCGGCTGACCTGAATGAAACCTCCCTTGAGGCGGCTGTTATTCAGATCGCTGGTTGGACCGACGAGCGTGGCCTGCTGATCGCTGCCAAGCCCCGTAAGCTTGTTGTTCCTCCGTCGCTGATGTTCGTTGCAACCCGCTTGCTTGAAACTGAGCTGCGTGTGGCTACTGCTGACAACGACGTTAACGCTCTGAAGTCCATGGGTTCCATTCCTGAAGGTTATACGGTCAATCACTTCTTGACCGATACCAATGCTTGGTTCCTGACCACTGATGTTCCTAACGGGCTTAAGCATTTTGTGCGTACGCCTCTGCAGACTTCAATGGATGCGGATTTCGATACAGGGAATGCTCGCTACAAGAGCCGCGAGCGCTACAGCTTCGGGGTCTCTGATCCGTTGGGTATTTACGGCTCGCCTGGGGCTTAAGTGCTTGTAAACTAAGGAGTTTTTCTTAGTTGGAGAGGCCCCCTTGCGGGGCCTTTTCTTTTGTTATATCATTCCCCGTGTCAAAACTCATGGGGGTAAAAATGGAGTATCCAAAAACTCGTTCCGAAGCGAAAGCTACAGGTGCTACGCACTACTTCACAGGTTTGCCGTGTGTTCGTGGGCATATTGCCCTGCGCAAAACCAAAGGGGCATGTGTTGAATGCACCAAAGAAGATTGGGTTACAGACAATGAACGCCGTAAGCAATTACCTAAATCTGAAGCGGCTAAGGAAGCTGGGCGTAGGTACTACGCAAAAAACAAAGAGCTTGTGAAAGCAAAAGCGCTCGCAAGACCTAAAGAAACTGTACGGCAATACCAAGCAAAATGGAGCAAAGAAAATGTAGATTCAGTACGAATCAACACGAGTAACCGTAAGCGCCGTCATCGTATGGCAACGCCAAAATGGGTCACCGATGCGCAGAAGCGCCAAATGAAACAGCTGTATCTTCTCGCACGCAAACTTACACAAACCACTGGCGTGCGTTATGTGGTGGATCACATAATCCCTCTGCGTGGTGAAAATTGTTGTGGACTTCACGTGCCATGGAACCTGCAAGTCATTACGCAGGACGAAAACTTGCGCAAGTCCAATAAGCTTGTTGACACCCCCTCCACAACCTGATACAACATCGTTATCCCAGGGTCAACCTGCGTACCAGACAGTCCTGGCTGACGGCATACAGACTGGTGCGCACACTTAGTATGCGAGGATCGAATGGCTAATACCACCTTCTCCGGCCCGGTGCGGTCACAGAACGGATTCCAAACCGTATCTATTAATTCTTCAACTGGCGCAGTTACTGTAGCTGCGGTGTCGCTTGGTGCCTCTGGTATCGTAGCTACCCCCGTGTCGCTGGCTGATGGTAATGCTTCTTTGACTGCTGCAACGAACGGTGGTGGTGTTGTTAACATCGTGCCCAACGGCACCCAAGACAATACTTACACTCTCCCCGCGCCTGTTGCTGGTACGTCTTTCACGTTTGTGTATGGCGGTGGTGCAGCGGATGCCACGGACTTCATCATCAACACGGGTTCAGACACCAATTACTTTATTGGTGGTGTGATGTTTAATGACACCGATGATGGTGCTGCTTCGGTTGTGTTCTCTGACGGTAACTCCAACAGCAAGCTTCAAGTCAATGTACCTGCTGCTGCCCAGATCACTGTAGTTGCGTTGAACAGTACGAACTGGCAAGTTTGGGGTATCGTGGCTGGTGCAACTGCTCCCGCGTTTGCTGACCAGTAATAGGGGGCCGACATGGCGACCCAGCAATATGATGTATGGTCCGTATCGCCAAAAGCAGATGCGGACTTTTACGTAACGTCAGTAACCCCTAGTGGATCTGGAGCGTTGGCTCTTGTAGCAAACACTCCTGGCATTAATGGATACGGCTATAAAGTATCTATTACATCAGTAGCTGACGAGACTGCCAAAAATTTCACAATCACTGGAATCCCGGTTGGTTCAACCGAAACCGTGACTGAGGTTGTTGCTGGCGGTAACAACACTACGGTGTATTCCACTAGGTACTACGCTACAGTTACAAGTATCACGGTCAGTGCAGCAACGGCTGGCGCAATTACAATTGGGTATGGTGGCAGTCTAGCTCTACCCAGGTGTCGTATTAAAGGTGTGTATTACGTTGGGGCAGCAAGTGCCGGAAGCATCTCTATTAGTGATGCGAATTCAGGTCCTCTGCCTCCTCGTCTATACATGGATACACCTGGGCTGGCAACTGCATCTAGCAGTCTTTATATGGCTGCTGAAGGTATTTTGGTTGGCCAGGGTAATAACGGGTATGCAATTGTCACCTTGGATCAAGTTGCCAAAGTGACGTTTATTTGCGGGTAAACCGTGAGCAAATCCAAGGGCATGGGTATAGCCACTTCAGTGAAGTCGGGTAACTTCCGTCCGACTAAACAAGGGGCTGGCATGACGGAAAAAGGTGTAAAAGCCTTCCGTCGTGCAAACCCAGGCTCAAAACTTCAGACTGCAGTGACTGAGGATAATCCAACAGGAGATCGCGCAAAGCGTCGTAAGTCGTTTTGTGCGCGTTCTGCTGGGCAGATGAAACAATTCCCAGAAGCTGCAAAAGATCCAAACAGCCGACTCCGGCAGGCTAGGAAACGGTGGAAGTGCTGAAATGGACCACGTATGGAACCTGTTGCTTACAGGCGGCGTTGGCATTTTGGGTTATTTGTTACGAGAGAAGTCTGCAGAACTTACTCGCATTCAGATTCTTCTCAATCGTACCCGAGAAGAAATAGCCAAAGAATACGTGACAAAAGCTGAAGTGCATGCTGACATTAATCGAGTTTTAGACCGATTAGATAGATTGGAAAGCAAGTTAGACCGATTTATAGAGGCTCATCGTGCCAAGTCAAACTAAGCGTCAACACAACTTTATGGCAGCGGTAGCTAACAATCCCGCCTTCGCCAAGCGCGTGGGTGTTCCTGCGTCCGTAGGACGTGAGTTCATGAAGGCCGATAAAGGCCGTAAATTTAAAGAAGGTGGTGAAATGAAAGAATCTAAAGCCATGATGGGCAAAGAGATTGCCTTTATGAAGAAGAAAGGCGCTCCTAAGTCCATGATCAAGCATGAGATGGCGGAAGCTGGAATGAAGAAAGGCGGTTATGCAGGTGGTGGTATGCCTATGGTTGAAAAAGATGGCAAGCGTGTTCCAGCATTTGCTGCGGATGGCGTTGGCAAAATGAAGCATGGCGGTATGGCCAAGAAGATGATGGGCGGTGGCAAGGCCTATTCAGCTGGTGGTTACACCCGGGCTGCTGATGGTGTTGCCAAGAAAGGCAAGACCGTTGGCAAGCAAGTCAAAATGGCTTATGGCGGGAAGTGCTGACATGGAAAAGATGTCGCGTAATCGGCGTAAAGAAAAGCCTATTAACCTGGGTTCTATGAAAGCTGCTCGTCCTATGGACGACTCTGACACTGAAGCTGATCTTCAGGATATGTTGGAGAAAGCTCGTAAAGCTCGCATGGACATGGGTCTAACCCCAAAGCCTGATGTTGAAGGTCGGGCTATGGAAGAAGCTGCTCGAGAGCGTACTGGTGAACAGATGCGTGAAGCTTATGAAGCTGCTCCGCGCCGTTCTATGGGCACCTATGCCAAAGGCGGATCGGTTAGTTCTGCGTCTAAGCGAGCAGATGGCTGTGCTCAGCGCGGTAAGACCAAAGGCCGGATGATTTAATTATGATGAGTAGCCGTGGTATGGGTGCAATTAACCCATCCAAAATGCCCGGGCCCAAGCGTAAGCAACGCAGGGATGATACTGATTTCAATCAGTATGCTGAAGGTGGAAAGGTTTCCAAAGTTAATGAAGCTGGAAACTACACCAAACCGGGTATGAGAAAGCGGCTATTCAATCAGATTAAAGCTCAAGCTGTACAAGGTACAGGTGCAGGTGAATGGAGCGGGCGTAAAAGTCAATTATTGGCAAAACAATATAAAGCTCGTGGCGGCGGTTATCGAGACTAAAATGCCATACGCAACAAATGAAAAACGTCGTGCCGCTGAAGCAAAGAAGCGCGAGGCGCAATTGCTTGCTAACGGTAATGCAAAGTTATGCACGAAGTGCTGTACTATGCAGCCAGTGGAGTTGTTTAGAAATCGCGGCGGAACTAATTCGCATCTTTTGCGTAGCACTTGCAACAAGTGTTTGTACAAAGCGCACAGAAATTGGACAGCAAACAATCCTGAGCGTGTACGAGAGTACCGCAATAAAGATAGTTGGACGCTTGCAAAACGTTGTGCGCGTCGTGGAATTACGCCAGAACAATTACTTGATCGTTACGAACGTCAAGAAGAATGTTGCGCCATCTGCAAAGATGAAGTTGAGCTTATGAATAGCGCAATTGATCATAACCATGAAACAGGTGAATTTCGCGGAATCTTGTGCAAACAATGTAATCGTGCGCTTGGAATGTTTAAGGATAGCCCCGCAGTCTTACGCAACGCCGTAGAATATCTTGAGGCGTTTGGAAGTTACGGCGATGGCGATTAAAGCCCCGCAGCAGTCTTTGAAAGATTGGGGAGCCCAAAAATGGAGAACTCGCAGTGGTAAACGATCTTCTGACACGGGTGAAAGATATCTTCCAGAGGCTGCTATCAAAGCTCTTTCCCCCCAGGAATACGCAGCAACAACCCGGGCAAAGCGAGCAGGGAAAGCCTCCGGGAAGCAGTTTGTAAAGCAGCCTAAGAAAATCGCTCAAAAAACAGCGAGATACAGATGACAACCTCCGGCACATCAGCTTTTAACCTAGAGTTTTCGGAAATCGCTGAAGAGGCGTGGGAACGTGCTGGCCGTGAAATGCGTTCAGGTTATGACCTTCGTACAGCTAGAAGGTCTATGAACCTGATGACCATAGAATGGCAAAACCGGGGTTTGAATATGTGGACCTATGATCAGGGGGCGATTACCCTGACTCCAGGTCTAAATGTTTATGCTCTTCCATTAGACACTATTGATCTAATGGAGCATGTTATTAGGACGGGTGCTAACACTGCAAGCACTCAAGCAGATTTAAACATTACTAGGATTAGCGTATCAACTTACGCAACGATCCCAAACAAGATTCAACAAGCCAGACCAATTCAGGTTTGGATTCAGCGCTTGTCAGGTCAAGTAAGTCCTACAGGGGCAACTTTAGCTTCAACGATTAATGCGTCAACCACGACAATCACTTTGAGTTCAACTCAAGGGTTGCCGTATGCTGGCTTTATTCGGATTGACAGTGAAGATATTGCGTATGGATACATTTCAGGGAACACCCTGGGCAATGTATTCCGTGCTCAAAACAATACAACGGCAGCTTCGCATTCGGCTGGAGCGGCTGTGTATAACCCAAATCTTCCATCGATCACGGTATGGCCAACACCAGACAACGTACAGACATACCAATTTGTTTATTGGTATCTACGCCGGGTACAAGATGCCGGGAACGGCATCGAGACAGCAGACATGAACTTCAGATTCCTGCCTTGCTTAGTGGCAGGTTTGGCTTATTACATAGCCATGAAAGTTCCAGAGTTGCAACCCCGGATAGAAATGCTTAAAGCAGCCTATGACGAGCAGTTTAATCTAGCTGCAGGGGAAGACAGAGAAAAGGCTGCAATCAGGTTTGTACCCCGTCAAACCTTTATTGGGATGGCGAGTTCTTAAATGGGCAATAGGTTTGCCTCTGGTAAGAAATCGATTGCAATGTGTGATCGATGTGGGCAGAGGTACAAACTACATCAGCTTAAAGAAGAGATTATC